CTCATCATCGACGATGACAACTTGACAGCGCACGTGGTCGACTATAAAACCGGCAACAACAAGTACCCGGACAGGGAGCAGCTCAAGCTGATGGCGCTGATGGTGTTCGCGCACTTTCCGCACATCCGCAAGGTGTTGGGCGGCTTGCTGTTCGTGGTCAAGAACGACTTGGTCAAAGCCAGCTTCATGCGCGGTGAGGCTGAGGACTACTGGTGGGACTACCGGGAACGTGTCGCCCGCATCGAACAGGCACATGAAACCGGCGTGTGGAACCCGAAGCCCACGCCACTTTGCGGCTGGTGCGTCGTCAAGACGTGCGAGTACAACAAGAAACGGGATTGATCATGACACAAACCAATGGCAAGAGAGACTACAAGCATGCTTACAAGTTGCAAAAGCAAACAGGCGAGACCAAGGACCAGATCGAGCGCCAGCGAGCGCGTCGTGAGTACGACAAGAAAGGCGTGGATCGAGCAGGCAAACACATCGACCACATCAAGCCTTTGCGTGCAGGAGGCAAGTCCACGCCGGGCAACACCCGCCTGCGCAGCCCCAAAGCAAACATGTCCGACAAGTGAGCGGTGCGCAGACTTCGATGAAGACTGCGCTGATGTAAAAAATAAAACGCTGTGCTGGCTGTACCAACCTGAACTTGGTACATGCCCGTACTTACAAGGAGAGAGTGGTGGAAATAATTGATGATAAAGCCGTCGTCTTCCGAACGCGCAACCCCGACAAGTACAAGATCATCCCCAAGCACAAAGTCATCGAGCGCGATGACGGCGGCTATGACGTGGCGGTGTACTGGGGCTTGGAGGAGTCGCGTGTTTTGAAGAACCTCGGCGTCAAGGACATTCAGTCGCCGATCACACGGCGCTACAAGTGGCCCGGGCGCTTCAAGCCGATGCAGCACCAGGTCGAGACGGCATCGTTCCTCACGATGCACAAGCGTGCGTTCTGCTTCAACGATCCCGGCACGGGCAAGACGCTCGCATCGCTGTGGGCGGCTGACTACCTGATGTCGCTGGGTTTTGTGCGGCGTGTGCTCATCCTGTGCCCACTGTCGATCATGCACTCGGCGTGGCTCAGCGATCTGAACAACTCCATCATCCACCGCTCGGCCATCGTGGCGCATCACCCCAAGGCATCACGGCGCATCGAGATGATCCAGCAGGACTACGAGTTCGTGATCTGCAACTACGACGGGCTCAACCTGATCGCTGAGGAGATCAAGAACGACGGCCGGTTCGATCTGATCATCGTGGACGAGGCCAACGCCTACAAGACGGTGACGACCAAGCGCTGGAAGACGCTCAAGTCGATCATGACGCCGAGCACGCACCTGTGGATGATGACGGGCACACCTGCATCGCAATCCCCTGCCGATGCGTACGGGCTGGCCAAGCTGGTCAACCCCGACGGAGTGCCGCTGTTCTACACCGGCTGGCGCGATGCCGTGATGAACAAGATCACGATGTACAAGTGGGCGCCCAGGTCGGATGCCAAAGAGCGGGTGTTCAACGCCTTGCAGCCTGCGATCCGCTTCTCCAAGGACCAGTGCCTGGACCTGCCGCCCGTCATGACGCTCACACGCGAGGTTCCGCTGACACCGCAGCAGATCAAGTACTACAACCTGCTCAAAGACCAGATGCTGGTGCAGGCTGCCGGGGAGGTCATCACGGCGGTCAACGCCGCTGCCAGCCTGTCCAAGCTGTTGCAGATCAGCGCTGGCGCTGCGCTCACCGACACCAAGGAGGTGGTGGAGTTCGATGCTGGCCCGCGCCTGGGCGTGCTGGAGGAGATTCTGGAGGAGACAAGCCGCAAGGTGATCGTCTTCGCGCTATTCCGCGCCAGCATCGACACGATCCAGAACCACCTGACAAGTAGGGGAATCACCAACGAGTGCATCCACGGAGGCGTGACAGCCACCAAGCGGGCCGACATTATCCACAGGTTCCAAACAGATCAGAACCCACGGGTTCTGGTGATGCAGCCTGCTGCCACCGCGCACGGCATTACTCTCACGGCAGCCGACACCGTCGTGTTCTACGGGCCTCTGATGAGCGTGGAGCAGTACATCCAGTGTATTGCGCGGGCCGATCGCAAGGGCCAGACCTCCGACAAGGTGACAGTTATCCACATCCAGGGCTCGCCTGTGGAGAAAAAAATGTTCAAAGCCCTCAGTGCAAAAGTTAGTGACAGCACACTTCTGACTGAGATGTTCGCACTCGAAATAAATTCCTGAAAGGGGGGTTGCACCGCCAGAAAAACGCTGTAAACTGTCCAACGCTTGACAAAAAACCACAGGAGAAAGCACATGACTGAAGACCTTGAGGGGGCTGACTCAGCACCCGCCACAGAAGCGATCCCGCTGGATAAGCTGGTCGCCATCCACGCAAAAATCAAAGCGAAGCAAGCCATGCTCGACAAGCAGATCGCCGATCTGGAGGAGCAGCGTGAGGAGGTTCGCCTTGCAATCAAAGACCAGATGAAGGCCCTGGGCCTGACGTCGGTCAGAACTTCCGCTGGCACTGTGTCGTTGACGAAGACGACGCGCTACAACACCGCCGACTGGGACTCGTTCAAGCAGTTCGTGCTTGAGCACCAGATGGTCGACCTGTTGGAGAAGCGCATCGCCCAAAGCAACATGGCGCAGTTCCTGGAAGAGAACCCGGGCGTTGTCCCCCCGGGCCTTAACGCCGTCACAGGCTTCGACATTCGTGTAACCCCGTTGAGAAAGTAACGCAATCATGAGCAACATCACGCTTTTCAATTCGTCCAATGTTCCTGCATTCGCTCGCAACAACGAGCTGTCCGAAACTGCCAAGGCCCTGACGGGTGGTGGCAGCAACACCAAGCGCATCAGCATCAAGGGCGGTGTGTTCCGTCTGCTGGCTGGCGGCAAGGAAGTCACCAACATCGAAGACCGCCACCTGGATGTGGTGATCGTGCGTGCTGCCCCCAAGGTCAGCCGCATCTTCTACGCTGGTGCCTACGACGCGGACAAGATCGTGCGCCCGGACTGCTGGAGCAACGACGGCGAGAAGCCCGACGCCTCCGTCAAGGAGCCGCAGAACAGCACCTGCATGGGCTGCCCTCAGAACGAGGCTGGCTCTGGCCAGGGTAACAGCCGCGCTTGCCGCTTCCAACAGCGTCTGGCTGTGGTGCTGGCCGACCAGATGGACGGCGACGTTCTGCAACTGACCCTGCCCGCCACCAGCGTGTTCGGCAAAGAGGAAGGCGACAAGCGCCCCCTGCAAGCCTACGCCCGCTTCCTGGCCGCGCAGAACCCTCCGGTCAACCCCGAGCAGATTGTCACCCGCATGAAGTTCGACACCAAGGCCGAGTCGCCCAAGCTGTTCTTCGCACCTGTGCGCTGGCTGACGGACGACGAGTACCCCACCGTGATCTCCCAGGGCGAGACGCCCGAGGCGAAGGCTGCCGTCACCATGACGGTGGCGCAAGCCGACGGTGTGAAAGCTGCGCCGATGAACATCCCCGGTGCCGCCCCCAAAGCAGCCGCCAAGCCCGCACCTGCCCCGGCAGTTGAGGACGACGAGGAAGAAGCCCCGGCACCCAAGGCCAAAGCTGCCAAGCCTGCCAAGGCTGCGCCCGTGGCCGATGCTGACGACGAGCCGGAAGTGCGCAAGGAAGCCCCCAAGGCAAGCGCTGTGCCCGCCAAGAAGTCCAAGCTCGCTGACATCGTGAGCGACTGGGACGACGAGTAAAGAGATCGGGGCTGCGAAAAGACGGATGCTGGTGGACCCCCGCCGGTGGCGGGCCACACCAGACGCAGACGAAGTAGCAGCCCCACCTACTACCATGCCCTACTCACAAGACATCATCAACAAGGTGGCTGACACCCCCAAGTCGCTGGGCAACCAGCTTGGGCGGTGGGCCATCTACCACGACTTCTCGGTCGTGCGCATCTCAAAGGCGCTTGGCGTGACGCGCCAGACCGTCTACAACTGGTTCTTGGGCAAAGAGATTTTCCCGGCGTATCGTGACCGCGCCGAGTGGCTGCTCAAGATTCTCTCAACATCCCCCAACGCTGACGCAGCATGGAGCAAAGTATGCACGGAATTAAACCTCGAACCCTGAGCAACGACGAACTGACCCGCTACGCTGCCGAGCTGATTGTTGCTGGGCCGTTGCCGATGGAGTGGGCCGTTGAGCTGCTGCGTCGCCTGAACTACTACACTGACAAGCGGGGCAAAGACACTGCTTCCGAAACCCAAGACCGCCAACTGCCGCTGCCGCTGTAACCCATCCCCGAAGGACTCCCATGACCCCGCTCGATTTTCTAGCGGCGGTTTTGCCGTCGCCGGGTAATGGCTATTACTGCGCGGTAGAACTGACAAACAAGAAACAACACGTCTTCGGCCAGACGCTTGAGGAGATCATGCCCACTGTGCAGCGGTGGGCCGACAAAGGACTCGACACCTACTTCGCCCTGGGCACGTTTGGCACCAACAAGGACCGTACCAAGGACAACATGCACGCCAGCCAGGTGCTGGCTGTGGACATTGATTGCAACCACCCCAAGGACCTGCC